TATCAACCCGTCGAAAATGTTCTTGCCTTCATTGCTAGAACGTGCGCGACAGGATTGGTTGAAACCTATCTTGGAATTCGCAAAAGATTTGAATTCCGTAGAAGGTATTGCTCCTTTAAGTGATAAGGAAATGGTGTTGGGTGTACCAGGAAAAAGATTCCTTGATGCCATTCCTATGAATACAGGAATGGGATTTCCCGTTTTCGGACCAAAGAATGAATGGTTCGAAGAGATACGGGATGGGGAAAAACTTGTGGACAGGATTCCCCATCCCATGGTAAAACAGGAGATGGATCGCATGATGGCATGCTGGAAGAGAGGTGAACGAGCCTATCCAGTGACTACAGCCACTTTGAAAGACGAGCCCACTCCACTGAACAAAGAAAAAGTTCGAGTGTTTCAAGCCTCGGCAGTTGCGTTTGGATTATGGATTAGAAAATTTTTCTTACCCATTTCCAGGATTTTTTCCCTATGCCCTTTGCTATCTGAGATGGCAGTGGGTGTTAACGCTTTTGGACCACAATGGAATGAATTGATGGCCCATGCTGAGAAGTATGCACCAGATCGAAAGATTCTGGCACTCGACTACAAAAAGTTCGATGTCCGCATGGGAGGAGACATGACGTACAAAGTATTGCAATGCTTCATTGACACAGCTCAACAGTGTAATTATACTGAAGAGCACATTTTTATTATGTGTATGATGGTTTTGGATATTATTCATCCATTAATTGATTATAACGGGACGTTGATCATGGTTTTTAACATGAACACGTCAGGTAATAATATTACCGTTTATATCAATAGCATTGCGGGAGCCCTATATTTGAGAATGGGTTTCTTTTATTGCTGCCCCGAAAAGGAAAGTTTTCGAGAGTGGGTAGCAGCAATGACATACGGCGACGATGAGACTGGAAGCGTACGTGAAGAAGTACGCTCTCGCTTCAATTTCCGAACTTACAAGGAATTTTTGGCGAAGCATGGTGTTGATATCACCTTGCCCGACAAATCTGAAGACGAGTGTGATTTTCTGCTCATAGAGGAGGCAGATTTTCTTAAACGCCAGTCAAATTTTATCCCTGAAATTGGTACCCGTATTGGAAAGTTGACGGAAATGTCAATTTTCAAGTCACTTCATTGTAATTTGAAATCCAAAACGGAGACCCCCACCACGGTAGCAATTAGCTGTATTGAAACAGCCATGCATGAATGGTTTGCTCATGGACGTGAAGTCTATGAGGATCGTCAAAAGAAGATGCTCGCCGTGTGTGAAGAAATGGAGTTGCCGGTCCCAGCAGCCCATTACACATTTGATGAAAGAGTTCAAATGTGGAAAGAAAAATATGGGACCTCTGACCAGGTTGAAATTACTGGTTAGGGTTTGTAAATATATATTGGATACCATAATTTGTGCAATAAAGGCTTTACATAT